AAATAATGTGGGCTTCATTAGCTGCCATGGGAGGAAAGGATGCACCAAAAGCTGAGGAATTAGTTCCATTATGGATAGATAACATAGGAAAAGTTTTAGAAAAACCAAAAGAAAAAGAGTATCTTTCGGATGATATAGTGAAAAAGTGGGTTAATTCTATAGAATAATGGCAGAAACTAATGAGTTTTATATAAAAATTGGGGCTGATGTAGATGAGGCTATGACTAAGCTTGGTGCATTATCAGGTAAATTGTCATCATTAGCATCAAGTACTCAAAGAAGTGGTAGTCAAATAAGCAATAGCATGACTAGCACATCTAATGTAATTTCAGCAGCATTCTCATCAATGGGAATGGCTTTAACAACAGTTGGTATTGTTGGTGGAATTATTGGAATTGGTAAAGCTGCATTACAAACTGCTGCAGAATTAGAACAAATTTCAGTATCATTCGAAGTATTTACAGGCAGTGCTACAGTAGCTAAGAATATGCTTTCTGAGTTAAAAACTCAAGCATTATCTTCTCCCATGCAATTCCAGGACATTACTAAAGGTGCTCAAATATTGATGCAATATGGATTAACTGCACAGCAAGTTATTCCTATTACAAAGATGTTAGGAGATGTATCTGGAGGTAATGCAGATAAATTCTCAAGACTATCATTAGCATTTGGACAGGTAAATGCAGCAGGTCGTTTAATGGGGCAAGAGGCTCGTCAAATGATTAATGCTGGATTTAACCCATTGCAAGCTATTTCGGATAAGACAGGCCAATCTATGGCTGTTTTAACTCAAAAAATGCACGATGGGCAGATTAGTGTTAGAGATGTTGCTCAAGCATTTATGTATGCTACTACAGAAGGTGGTAGATTCTTTGGAATGGCTGATAAGCAATCTCAAACATTAGCTGGAGCTTATAATAAAATGGCTGAAAGTATTTCATTTACTTTAGCTACAGTTGGTGAAAATATAAACAAGACATTTGATGTTAGTGGCATCACTGAGCATATTTCAAATTTAGTAAGTGCTCTTGCATTAAACTTTGAGACTACTAATACTAATATGCAAAAATCCATTTTTTGGAGTGAAGCATTAAAGAATACATTAGATGTTTTAGCTATAACAGTAGATATTCTAATTAAAGGATTTGCTTATTTAGGTGGAATAATTGAAAAAGTATTTACTTCTAAAGCATTTATAGGCTTTTCTAATTGGTTAGATGAAACTGCTATTAAGATTGCTGGATTATTTGGAAAAACTGCTCAAGATAACTTTATTAAGCTATTAGATTATGTAAATAATTTTGGCAAAGGAGTTAAAAAAATTGAGCCTCCAGCTAAAAAAACAGATTGGGAAGCATTTTTAAAGTTATTTAATGCTGATCCTAGTAAATTAGGTAAAGGAGGCAAAGGAAGCAATGGAGGTAAAAAAGAATCAGTAGAAACTATTGCTGGAACTGATTTTATTACTAAGGCTCAAGGGGAGAGGATTAAGGCATTAATCCAAATGGAGAAAGATGCTGGTACAGAAATTAGACAACTTGGTTTAACAGCTAATGAAAAGAAATTAGCTGATATGAAATTAGCTCATGCCAAATTAATGGCTGAGATGAAAAAAGCTGGTGTTGATTCTACGGCTATTGAATTTAAAAATCTATCAGAGATTTCTTTATTATCACAGCAAATTTTAGCGGAAAAGAATTCTGCTATTATGAAGTTGATTAAGCCAGTTAGCACTTTTGAGAATTATAAATTACAAAATCCTATTAGTAAGATTACTGAAGGATGGGATCAATCAGTTATTAATAATCAAATTGATTCATTCCAAAACTTAGGTAAATCTTATTATGATGCTGCTAAAGGTTTATCAGAAAACATTGCTGGTGGGTTAGGAGAGATTGCAGGATCAATTATGTTAGGAGAATTGACTGTAGGAGATGCTTTTAAATCTCTTGGAGCTTTAATCCTTAATATGTTAGGTGATTATTTGATAAAAGTCGGTGGAGCTGCAATTACATTTGGTGTAGTTAATACAGTATTGAAAAACGCTTTAACTGCTGGATTTGCATCACCAGAGTCAGCAATTGTTGCTGGTATCGCTGCGGTATCTGTCGGCACAGCCCTTAAAGGACTTGCAGGCAAGGTTACATCTTCGATGGATAAAAATAAGTCAGTAGATGGTAAATCTATAGCATCTGGTGGATCAGGAGCTTCATCAAGAATATCTGGTAGTACTTATTCTTATGGAAACATGAGCAATGTTCAACAATCTGTAAGATTATTTGTAGATTTGACTGGTTCAATTACTCAGAGTGCTACAGGGTACTCAATCAATAAGTCAATGGAAACAACTCTTAGAATAACTGGAAGATAATGACAGGATACGGAATACTATATCGCTTTGAGTTCGATGGGTTTTGTAACCCATTTAATGAAATGCTTATTAGTCACAATAAGATACTTATTCTCAAAAAAGACTATACAGGCACAATTACTGATATACCTTATGGTCAAGTAGGACCAGTTGAAATTGATTATCCTACAGCAGATGATGATATTTTCTATCCATTAAAGGGATCGTCCCTTACGTTCAAAGTATTAGGTGGTGTCATTAATATGGATTCCATTATTTCAGAAGATGAAAAGGAGTACATAATTGAATATTATAGAGGCGATAATTTATTCTGGAAAGGTTTTGTTAGTCCTGAATTATGTGATGAAGATATCTTTTTGCGTTATCCTGCTATTGAATTTAAGACAATTGATGGACTAAGTACATTAAAGAAGAATAGACTTGACTTAGATGATAAAATGCCAGAAGGTATTTTGAATTTATTGAAAGTTCTTCAAGGTGCTTTAAACGGAATTGGATATGAATATCCATTAAATGTTTTATGTAAAATTTGGAATGAAGCTCATAGCAAAACGGATTATTCAACTCCATTAGAGCAAACTTATGTTTATACACCTTCTTTAAAGGATAATAACTTTGAGTTTAGAAGCGATTTGGAGCTATTACTTGACATCTGCCAGGTGTTTAATGCTTTTGTATACCAGAACTATGGTGAGTGGTATTATGTTAAGCCTAAGGACTTAATTTTTGGCATTACAGGTGCAAGTAAATTTGCAATGGATGGGACTTTAAACACTACATCTAAAAAAACAATTCCTACATTAGTTCACGGAACAGACTTTAAGATATTAGCAGAGCCTAAGCGTAGAATTAGAAGATTCTACAAATACACTGAGGTTGAATATCAAGGAGCTACTAATAAGTTTATTAATGGAGATTGCAGTATTTGGAGTGAAGGACAAAACGAAATTGCCATTACTGATACTTTATCTTTATTTGGCACAAGTTTAGCTCAAACAACTTTTAAATTCTTTAATAAAGGCACTACAGTTAAATCTTATTTATTGTATAGTCAATTAGAGAATAAATACAAGTTAGGCATAACTTCTACTGATGCCCATAATGCTTTTAATTACTTTACTACAGGTAAAGTTGATATTAGATGGGGAGAAGGATTTAACGTATCAGTTCAGTGTCCAACTAAAAACCCTACTTTTTCATTAATTATTCAGATACCTTATATAACAGGAGTAGCTGAATATTATTATGATTTTTTAACTGGAGTATGGTCAAATTCACCTAAATATTATCAAAAGTCATCAGATTACCCAACAGATGATAATGTTACTTCGTATTCTCAGCAATTTCCTTTCCCTGATATTTTAAATGATTGGGAAATATATCAATATGAAGCTTATTCAGTTTATTTAGTATTGTATTCTGGCCAAAAGATTGGATACAGTACTGTATATGAATCTTGGTATTCTGATATAATTATTAATGGACCAAAGCCCTTAACTTATTTAGGGAATCAATTACCAACTAGAGAAGTATTCCATGTTGATAACTTAAAGTATACATCCATTATTCCTGAAAAAAAGAAGGTTTATAGTGGAGATAACTTTAATCAAAAAGAATTCACAATTACTGATATTCAAGAGCCTTCTGCTTTTTTATATAAATCAGAAGGGGAGTATTACCCTATGCAATCTTATTATACTGATATATTTACAGGAAAAGTGAGAGGTAGCTGGCAAGAAAGAGAAGAAGAAGAAAGATATACTATCCTTGAGTATTGCACCAGAAATATTCTTAATCAATATTCTGACTATAGAAATATCTTTGTAGGAACTCTAATTGGTATAGATTTACAATATGGTGCTATTTATGAGTTCCCTAATCAAGGACCTTTAGCAGGCAAGAAGTTTTGGCCATTATCAATGAAGTTAAATGACTTTGAATGTACTGCAGAAGTAGTATTTATGGAATTGACTTCTAATGAGATTTATGGCCAGCTTACTAGATCAAGGTATGATGATGCTGGACTTTTAATCACTGCTGATGTTACTGCATCAGAAAAAAAAAAGTATAGTGCAATAGGAACTGATTTAGGTGAAGTTGGTAAAGATGGAACAATATTTGATAGATTTACAGCATTCTTCTTAGACGATTTTATACCTTAATATGGCAAGAGAAATAGGATACTTCAAGTATGTAAATAGAAGCTCAGTTAAGCTTTATGGAAGTGGTGTATTTGATGGGATTGAGGATAGTGGTTACGTTTATGGTTGGAATGATTTATTAGGAAACTTTACCTTAATTTCTTATTTAAAAACATTTACCCCTGATACTAATGATGCAAAAGCAGGATTACAGTTAAGGGTAAAAGCTAAGTCAAATATGTCTTATTTTGGCATTTATGTTACAGGCAATAATAAGATACAGGTACAGTCGAGAAATACTACAAGTGCAGATACTTTATTAGTTGAAGATTCATCTATTTCCGTTCATCAAAATATTTGGTTTAAAATAACTAAAACTGGTAATACTGTAGTTTTAAGTTATTCATTGGATTACGAAGGTGCTAGTGTAGAGAGTATAACATGGGTTAATGTTCATACATTTACTAATTTTACTATAGACTGGATTGAGCTTCACAAATATTTATATTGTAGTAGTGGTTCAGATAATGTAAATTTGGCTTACTTTATTAAAGTATTTACTGAGGAGTGTTATGTTAGCCCTGATGGGCAAAAAGAAGGATAAAAAATGGCTATTAAGACAATAAGAGTATTTGCTGAATATACCGCTGATGGGTATGTTCCTATGCCAACTGCAGGCAATATTGATTATGGTGTAACTATTGGAAGTACATTTCCTTCTACTACTCCATCTGCATTCCAAACTGATAATCCAGATATTGATGTAGTTGTCACAACAACGACAGATTTTTATGTGTGGATTAGAATTAATGGAACAGCCTGGAATCCTTCTTATACTCGTGTAGTTAGGGTTTATCCAGATTCATTAGATATCAATAATGTAGTAATGAATATGATCATTGCTACAGGACCTGCAGGTATTGGAGCTTATACTGAAATTGTTCAATCAGGAGATCAATTATTATTTAATGGTGCAACAGCAGATTCTGTTTATGATGCTAAATTTGCTGGGAAAACATTAATTGATGAGTTAAACTTTAATACAGCACCACAACTTAAGCCTGTTGCTTTAAGTGGAGCATACTCTGACTTAACAGGAAAGCCTGCTTTAGTTCCAATTGCAACAAGCGGATTAGCTTCTGATATTACTTGGGGTGGTGATGCAACCCAATATGTAGCTGGAGATGGTAGTTACATAGCATTCCCTATTGCTGGACAAGCTGGTACATTGGTTAGGGAAGTAAGAAATACAACTGGGGCTACTTTGACAAAAGGTACTATAGTTTATATTTCTGGAGCTACAGGCAATAAACCTACAGTATCAAAGGCCATTGCTACTGGAGATTCAACTTCAGCACAAACTTTTGGTATCTGCCAAAGTAATATTGCAAATAATTCTAATGGATATGTAGTTTGTTCAGGTGATATCATAGGATTAGATACAAGTGGAATAACAGAAGGAACTCAATTATATTTATCAGGAACTACTGCTGGAGCGTATACTACAACTAAACAAGTAGCACCTATCCATTTAGTTTATATTGGTGTTGTAACAAGGTCACATCCTAGTTTAGGACAAATTGAAGTTAAGATTCAAAATGGATATGAATTAGATGAAATTCATGATGTATTAATTACATCAAAAGCTAATAATGATGGCTTATTTTATGATTCAGTAAGTTCATTGTGGAAAAATAAAACAATAGCTCAAGCATTAGGGTTTACTCCAGCTAACGATTCTTTAGTAGTACATACTACTGGAGATGAATCTATTTCTGGAAATAAAACCTTTAATGGTGATATTATTGTTAGTGGAGGTAATCCTAGGATTTATTTGACTGATACTGATAACAATCCAGATTATTTCATTTCAAATACAGATGGAACTTTTACTATTTATGATGTAACTGCTTCTACTTCCAGATTTACTATAGGGTCTACTGGTAATGGTAATATTGGCGGTAGTCTTACTGTAGGATCAATTATTAAATCAGGAGGTACTTCATCACAATTTTTAAAGGCTAACGGATCGGTAGATTCTACAGCCTATGTTAGTGGGGCTGGAGATGCTGGTAGATATGCAAGATGGACTTCAGCAGGAGTGTTATCAGATGGATTTATCCAAACTACTAGCAATATTACTTATGTTGAAGGCTTAGGTTTATCAACCTACAATGGATTAGAAATAAATGGTAGTTTTGGCGGAGGTACGGATGGCTTAAAATTAAAGTCTTACGATGAGACTACTGGTAAAGCCTATATTGAATTCTTCAATACTAGCGGCAATTTCCGTTTAGGATTAGAGCGTTCAACTGGTGGAGGAATTCTTCCAGGATCAACGGCTTACGCAACTGTTTTAACAACTGGCTTAACTGGTAAGAATTTAGAGTTTGGTACTAATAATACCAAGCGTATGACTATTGATGGTACTTCTGGAGCAGTTACTTTAACTTCTACTTTAAGCGGCACAAGTGGAACATTTAGCGGCAATGTTTCAACAAGTGCACAATTAAGAATTGAATCTTCTGGAAATGCTATATTATTAGTGGGATCAAGAAGTGCTCAAACTGTTTTTGAAATTTATAATAGTAGTAATATATTAAGATTTTACAATGGAACTACCGAGGCTTTAAAGATTGAAACAGGAGCTGGCGCAGCCACGTTTAGCGACACTATTTCATCGCTTAGAAATACTTCTGCAAATGTAAGTGTTACTATTGCTAATGCTTACTTAAATCAAGGAAACTTAATTAACTTCCAACAGAATAAAGCTGGAAGTACAATCAATGCTTATATAGGTCACGGAGGAGATAACACTGGTAACTTTATTATTAACAACGGAACTCAAGCTATAACTATTACTAACGCTGGCAACGTAGGAATAGGAACGACTTCGCTTAGTTCTAGATTAACTGTTGATGGTAATGATAGAGTAATAGAATTAAGAGGGGCTGGGTCTGGAGGTAATGCTTTATTAAGATATTCAGATGGAGCTACTGCTAAATACTCAACTGGTTATAATAATGGCGATTATATTATTTATAGTGATGCATCATCTGCTTATAGATTTCTTATAAATTCTTCTGGTAACGTTTTATTTAATCAATTTTATGGATTAACTGGAGGAGATATAAATATCTCTACAAATACTGGAGGTTCTGCTAATATAGTATTTGGAACTGGAGCTGGAGCTGGTACAGAACGTATGCGGATTACTAGCGGAGGGAATGTGGGTATCGGATTAACTAACCCAACAGGTCAATTATCTATAAAAAATCAAGTAAGTAACGGAGCTAATCCTATTACTTCTTATTCTGCTACAAGTGGAGTAGATGGACAAAACTTTTTTAATGGGTATTATGCAAGTAATAGCGATGGAGGTACTTATCCAAGATATTTAGATATAGTTTCTGTTGGTTCTCCAGATGGTTCTAGTGGAGGCTCTAATATGAGATTTTTTACTAATCCAGTTACTAATAATTCTCCAGCAGTCGAACGCGTTCGTATTAATTCTTACGGAAATTTATTAGTAGGAACAACTGCCGACAATGCCTCTAAATTAAGAGTAGCTGGTAATATTTCTATAGGCTCTACTACTTCAGGATTAATTAGAACTTATTATGCTAGACAAAGTGGTAATAATATTACTTTTGATGTATTTAGATGGTTAAGTGATACTGGCTCAGTTATTGGAACTGGTTCTTTAGTAGGTTCTTTATATTTATCTTTTATTGATATAACTACTGGAGGTAATCAAATCACTTATGAATATAGAATTATGTCAGGTGGTAATGGTACTACGAATGCGACATTAACACAAGTAGCATATCAATTAAGAGGTACTCAACCTATTACTAGCGTTCAAATAGTAAACGATGGAGGTGCTGGTGGAATTAAAGTTCAAGGTACTGTTGTTTCTAGTGGAGTTTCTGGATGCGATGTTTATGGTACTTTCATTGGAACTGTAATAGGTTAATAAAATAAAAAATAAATAATATGACATTCAACTGGATAATTTCTCAATTAGACTCTATACCATCTATTGATGGAATGGAAAAAGTAATTTCTACAATTCATTTTAGAGCACAAAAGCAAAGCGAAGGTTTTATTGCTGATATTTACGGAGCTTTAGGAGTCGATGCAACACACGAAGCGAGCTTCACTCCTTACGATGAAGTTACAAAAGAAATGGTCGAAGGCTGGCTTACGGCTTCACTAGACACAGAAGCAATCGAGGCAAATTTAGATGCACAAATAGAGAACTTTTTAAATCCTCCTATTGTGGCTTATCCTTTGCCTTGGTCAGAATAACTTAAAGTTGATTTTTAATTATTTTTAGTTAAATTTGGTTTATAATCAAACACACAAAACAATGAAATTAAATTTTAACTTTATTCTTCTTGACTTAGAAGGAAAAGAGCTTATCGAAAGAGATGGTTCAAAAGTAAACGCAGGTAAGTTACTTGCAAACTCTTTGGTTCAACAAACTAAAGGTGATGCTATTAAATACTTTGAGTGGGCTTTAGCTCTTAACAAAGGAGAAACTCTTGACTTAGATACTTCTGACCAAGATGTATTAAAGAGCTTTATTAAAAATAGCGAAACAATCATCATTTTAGCTAAAGGACCGTTATTACAAGTATTCACTAAAGTGCAAGACAAGAAATAATGGATCAAGACGATTTAAAAGTGGGAATCTTCAATATGATAGCATTTAGCTTATCATTTACAGGCTTGGAGCAATCATTGAAGATTCTCCTTTTAATCGCTACCATTGGTTATACCTTGCACAAATGGTATAAACTACATAAAAAGTAAAACAATGGCATTACTAGACATTTTTAAGGATGACAATGATATCAATGAGAAATCCGTATTAGGATTCGCTTCATTTGCTATCTTAGCAGTTTATGGAATTGCTGATGTTATTACAGGATTAGAGCAACAACAATTCGTTATTGAGCCTATTATCCTAGAAGTATTCGCTGGACTTACAGCAGCTTGTTTTGGTATCTCTGCTTTTGAGAAAACACAAAACAGAAAGACTGATGCTGAAAGAGAAAAGAATCTACCAGGTGGCTTAGACCCACTACCAGAAGATGAAGGTTAATATAGCCCTTTTTGTTTGTTGCATCATAGCTTTATTCTATGCTTACACTAAACACGTTCAAGCTGGAGAGGCTAGACCAAATGATACAACTGTAGTACACGATACATCTTGGCAGATACACGACTCTATTCAAATTAAAAAAGTTCCTGTACCTTATAAGGTTGAAGTACCTGTTGAATCTAAGCCAGAAATGCTTCCAGATACAAACTATGCTAATCTTAAGAGGCAGTATATGGCTCTATTACAACTTTATATGAACAAGATTATCTATTCTGATACTATTAGAATAGGTACTTATGGTTATATAGCTGTATTAGATACCATTAATGAGAATAAATTAACAAGTAGAAAAACTCGTGAGAATTATAAAATTCCTATTGTCAAAGAAACAAAGACTATTACTAAGTATTCCCCACAGACAAGAAACCTATTCGTGGGTGGTGGAATTAATACAAGTAATTCTTTAGGCATAAGAGGAATTGAAGCTGGATTGCTTTATAAGACTAAGAAAGATGCTTTATTCAACATTAAAGCTTCTGTAGACTTAGATGGTAAACCACTCTATGGGTTTGGGTATTACACCAAAATTAAATAGTTATGCTTTTAAAAGTTGGTTCAACAGGAGACGATGTAGTTAAACTTCAAATTAAACTTGGAGTTGATCCTATTGGTAAGTTTGGTCCTAAGACTGAAGCTGCTGTAAAAGGTTGGCAAACAGCTCACGGATTAACTCCAGATGGTATTGTAGGAGATGCTACATGGGCTAAGTTATTTGCTCCTGTGATAGAAACTCCTATTGCTCCTATTATCGTAGCTCCTGTGGCAACTATTGAGCCTACAAAGGGGTTTAAACTTGATAAACTTAAAGGACATATCCCTCAAAATGTTATTGATCAGATTCCTGATACAGCATCTAAGTTTGGCATAACTAATAATTTACGTTTAGCACACTTCTTAGCTCAATGTGGACACGAAAGTGGAGGCTTTAGAGCTGTTAGTGAGAATCTTAATTATTCTGCTAAAGGATTATGTGGAATATTTAGAAAGTATTTCCCTAGTGTAACTATTGCATTACAATATGAAAGAAAGCCTGAAAAGATTGCTAATAAAGTGTATGCTAGTAGAATGGGGAATGGTCCAGAATCTTCTGGTGATGGCTATAAGTTTAGAGGTCGTGGGTATATACAGCTTACAGGAAAAGACAATTACTCTTTATTTGATGCTACTGTACCTGAAAGCATTCTTGATATGCCTGATTTAGTTGCTAGTAAATATCCTTTAGCCTCCGCAGCATTCTTCTTTAAGAGAAACAATTTGTGGGCTATATGTGATAGAGGTGCAACTCCTGATGTAGTAACTGCTGTAACTAAAAGAGTTAATGGCGGTACTATTGGTTTAGCTGATAGACAAAAACACTTTACTGAATACTATAAACTACTTTCATAATGGCAAAAGCTACTAAATCAGCAGAAACTAAGAAGATTACTTTTGGAACTAGAAGAAAGGGTAAGGCTAAGAAGTCTTATTCTAAATATCAAGAAAAACCTAAACCCTCAAGAGGACAAGGATGAAATTATTTACTATTACTGCTTGGATTGTTTCAGTGATCATAGGAATGAGCTTCACAGTTCAATCCTTTTTTCTTTATAAGCACTTCTTCCCTACAGAGCCTATTACAGTAGCTCCAGTGGAGAATAAAGTGCAAATAGGGGCACTTGCAGGTAATAGAAACCTAGCTTTTGGTGTAAAGAATATACTAGAAGAATACTTGGTAGTTAAAGAATACGATTTATCTGACGATTCTAAGCAGGTAATTAAAGTAGAAATATTATATCTTGATGTATTTAAGCGTGAGGCTAATTTATCCGTATTTCATGGGGCAACTGAAGTAGTTGTAATTAGACTTAGAGGTACATTGTATGATAATGGCAAAGTGGTTAAAAAGGCTATTGTAGAAGAATCTGCGGAAGAAGTCTCAATGTCTACACTTTTAGTTGATGAAGGAGGTAACTTTAATCAACAAAATCTTTCTAGTGCTTTAAAAAAATCGTGTAATTCTTTAATTAACAAGCTATTATGAAAAAGATATTCCTTCTTTTCTTCTTGCTAATTGGTTTTCAATCATTTAGCCAAGTAGTAAAAGTATATTTCAATAATGATTCTACTAATACTAACCTTGCTGGTAATGTTATCAATAAGGGAGATTCCTTTGATGTATTAGTTAGTGCGGATGGTAATAACAATACTTCTGTTAGAGCACTTTATTTTGACTTCGAATACACTAACATTGCTTTTGAGTTTTTAGGTGTAGACCACACAGGAACTGGTGGTAATGGTGGTATTATTCCTTATGGATCACAAATCACTATGAGCCATCAAAATTATCCAGGGTATAATTATGTTACTACCCAATCAAATAATGTCGCAGATGGCAATCTAAAGTACATTTATGGGCAATACAACTATACTCCTAATGGACCAAAATCTATTCTTCGTGTTTATTTAAACTGGGCTATTGCTAGTGGAGGCTTAGGTAAGGATACTATTCTTAAATTACACTTTAAGTTAAAGACTACAGCACCAGGTTATTCTTGGGATGCTATTAAGTTAAACTTTGCTGCAGCATTTAATCAAAATGGCACAAGTGGTTCAACATTAATGACTACTCCATTAAACAATGTTATTATGCTAGACCCTGTGGCTACTAGATACATTAATCCTAGTTTAATGGTTAATTCTAATGTAGATGATTTATCACTTCATAGGGTAGCATTTACTGATTCTGTAGCTAATACAACTTACTTAGTAGATGCTTTATCAGATGGAACTATTCCTGTTGATCAGACTAGATTTTCACCTAATACAGTATACCATGTGAGAGTATTGTTTAATATGGATTCTATTAAAGATTTATCAACTGCTGCTGTAACAGTATCCGATTATACTACAGCTCAAGCTGAATTTGTTACTCAAAACCTTGATGGTACTTTTAAGAATCAGAATATTATTACAGGAGCTGGGTATTATGCTGCAGATGTTAATAGAAACAAAGTATTTGATGGGGGAGACTTAGTTAAGCTATTTGCTCAAGTAACTGGTGTAGAAAACTTGGTTACATTACCACAAAACTATGTAGCAGGTACTGATATGTATATGAGTGCTCCTACGTTTACTGATTCTACATTTAATGGCCTTACACAAGCTAATTGGAAAGACTTGGATAAGAACTACGTTAGATTTAAAACAAGCGTTATAGGCAAGAATCTCCCTTTAAAGTTACGTTTTGTTATTCCTGGTGATATTAACAGATCACATAGCTCTCAAGTATTAATTAATAATGCTATTGCTACTAATGCTGTACCTAGCTTAAAGAAAAGTTTAGCTAAGACAGCTAACTTATTAATTAATACCCCACAGTTTGTGCCTAGCATCAATGTTAATTTAAAGAATGTTACAGTTACTTCTAATAGCATTGAGATACCTGTAAAGGTAGAAGCTGGTGAAGTTAGTGTTAGTGCATTGCAATTTGAGTTTGCTTATGATGCTACTAAATTAAAGTTTGAGAGTATTTCTAATGACTTACCTAATACTTGGTATACATTCGTAGATAATAAGGATGGTAAGGTTAAATTTGGAAGTATTGATAAGGATATCAAGAATCCTGTTACAGGAAATATTATTCCTTTTAAGCTGAAGTTTAGTACCTTAGCAAGTGGATTAGATATTAATTCATTTATTCGTGTAACTCCGAATATGGATGCAAGCTCTAAAACAGGTTATCAATTAGGTATTAATTTATCCACTGATGTCATTAAATTGACAGGTTATAATAACTTTTAGATGAAAAAGGTAATAGCATTTATATCAATAGTATTTCTTTTGTCTTGCGAAAAGTTTGAAGTTGAACAAGCCCCTATAATTGAGCTAGGAGCTACTTCTACTACAGCTAATATACTTTCTATCAAGACAGAAGGAAATAAGGCCACAGTGATGGCTAAAACAACTCCTGGAGCTAAGTATAGCTTACAATTATTTAAGTTTGGTGTAATTGATCCAATAGATACTAGAGGATTTACAGCAAATATGGATACTACTAGGATGATTCTTGAGTTCAAGACTATTCCTAGTGGAATTTACGATATATCTTTAACGGATATCTCAGGTAATACGGATAAAAAACCTTTAATTTTAAATTAATATGTCAGAAGAACACAATGATGGAACGATGTCGGGATTGTTAAAAACTATCCTAGGAACTGTAGGAACTATTGTTACTGCAGGTGGAGCTTACATCGGCTCACAATTATTTGGTGGTGGTGAAGAAAAGGATACTACTCCTGCTCAAACAAGTGCTCCTGCACCTGTAATTAACATTACTACAAACAATACTCAACAACAAAAACAAGCTTCTAGCGGAGGCACTAAGGTTATTGAAAGAGTAGTAGAGAAACCTGCTGCTGAAAAACCTAAGCCTAAAACTGCTAAAGAAGAATTAGAAGAAACTCCAAAATGGTAAAATACCTAATTCCTTTATTGTTTATTTCTTTTGTCGGGGTGTCACAGATAGCTTCCACTAAAACGGAGGCTTATGTGGCTTCTTTCGAAAAGAAGATAAACATTGATTCTTTGATGGATTATGATGGGCCTAAGATTCCTATTCAGATTCTATCATTAGGCATTAATGATGAAGTATATGCTGCTTATCCAGAATTAAAAGATAAGCGTGTAGGATTAGGTGTAACTAACATTGTTGTCGAATTCCTAGAAGAAACTAATCGTTTTACCTTTACTGAAGAAAAAGCTGAAATTAAAAACCGAATGGTTAAGCAATTTCAAGCATCTCAATCAGGTATTACCGAGAATAAACTAGATGGTAGAGGTAAGATTAAATTAGCTCAATACTTTGTCTACATTGAGGTTTATGACTTTAGTGTAAGTGAAGATGAATCTATTTCTTTAAAGGATGGGGTTAAGCAAACTGTAGTTACTCGTCTAGGCTTACAAGTTAAGTTTGTTAATGCTGAAACAGGAGAATACTTTACAGGAAGTGGTTTAGGTGATGCTAAAACTACTAGAGAGGCTACTCTAATGAACGATAATAACTTTAGTGAGATAAAGTTCAATCAATCAACTATTGGAGCTTCTACCAAGAAAGCTCTTGAGGGTGCTGCAAGTAAAATTATTGTTAGAATGATCAAGAAAAAAATCTTCAAATAGTGAAATGGTTATTACTACTACTATTCCTTCCTTTATTAACCCAAGCACAAGTTCTGACACAAACTTTTGTAGACCCTTGTTCTGGTCAGGTAGTAGTGGTTACAGTGCCTATTGCAAATGGAAAAACTACCATAGTATATCGTGGCAAATATCGGGTAGTAACAGCAAATGATATCACTACAGGTGAATTACAAGCCTGGATTAATAACTTAACTGTAAACTTTCCTTGCCCACAAGCTGAAGTTGCTGTAACACAAACAGTAGCTAGGGCAGTACAACAAGCAGTAGCTCAAGCTACAAGTGCTGCTACATCTCAAGCAACTTCTTCTGCTACAAGTGCTGCAGCTAGTGCTGCTACTTCTGCTGCTGTTTCTAGTCCTCCTCCTGTATCTACTCCAGCACCTTCTAGTTCCTCATCTTCATCTTCTTCGGAAACTCCTAAGACTGAAACTAAATCAGAAACTAAAACGGAGTCTAAGAGTGAAGAAAAGAGTGAAAGTAGTTCAGAATCTAAAAGTGAGGATAAAAAAGAGTCTAAATCAGAAAGTAAATCAGAAAAGAAGTCTTCTTCTAAAAGTGTAGCTAAAGTAAATCCAATTATCTACAATAGTGACTTTACTATTGCCCCTACTACGGATGTGGTATCTATTATAGCTTCAGTAGGAATGTCTCAATCTTCTTTAATGGGAAACACTTCTTGGGGTATATCTTCAATGATTTGGTCTACATTTGATCAGTTTGCTTTAAGTGGTAGATATACCTTAATGAACTTCAATGAGGGTAAGCTACAATCCATAAGCAATTATGGTATTACTGGAGTTTATCTAGGTGGAAGTGTGCTAGGCTTTGCTACAGCAGCTTATATCTATCCATTAGGTAAATATGGTGTAAGTGGTGCTAACTATACTTTTAGTGTAGCAGGAGCTGATAATGGCCTTAATTTGTCAAATAACATCTTATTATTCTATACTATTCCTGTAAAAGTTAGCAAAAGGCTTACTATTAGTCCAGATGTTTATCTATCTGGTAGCTCAACAGGATATCTAACTGATCAAAAAGTTTTTGTAACTGGTGATGATATTGGTGTAATGACTGGATTTAATTTCGATATTGCGTTTACTAAACGATTTAAGTTCAATTTTGCATTAAAAACATCATTCAATACAAACCCAATAGTACCCCAAACATATATGGGAATGATAGGAACTAAAGTGAATTTATAGTTCTAATATTAATTCCTAAATTGCAGTACGTTTTGTGTGATTTGGATTGTGTGTGCAATTAGGGGGATTTTATCCTCCTTTTTGCGTTATAAACAAAAATCCCCAAGGTCAATAACCAAGGGGATTAATTTACAACTATGAAAAAAATTAACTTACTCAAAATTTGTTCCCTACAAAGTTATGTTCTTTTATTTTAGATGTGGCTACATCAATGAACATTTCGTGGGTTGCAGTTAGGCCATCTCTATTCTTCATAAAGATGTATTCAATGGTATTATCAAACTCTACATTGTTATTGCCTTCTTCTTTAGCTCTTTCATACTTATAATAGTCATCTCTGTACAATCCAATAACTACGGAAGCATCTTGTTCTATTTGTCCAGAAGAACGTAAATCAGACAGTTTTGGCCTATGTGAGCTTCTACCTTCGGATTGTCTATTTAATTGGGCAGCACATAGAAATGGGATATCTAGCTTCTTAGACAACTGTTGTATCTTCTTAGAGACTGATCCCACTACGGCTGTCTCATCATTACTTTTAATGTTAGAATCAGTTATCAATTGCATATAATCAATAACTACCATCTTAATATCTTTCTCTCTTACTATCTTTTGCACTAAAGCGGATAAATAATTGATATCTCTATTAGCTCCATCATACCAAGTAATAGGTAGCTTTTCTAGCTTACTAATAGCATCCTTTTGGATAGCTGAAAATTGGTCAATATTTATCCTTCCTGTCTTTATTTTAGAGTAAGGAGTATAAGCATCCAATGTTCCAGAAATCATTCGGTAAATCAAAGATATCACAGGCATTTCTAGGGATAAGAATAATACATTATGCCCCATAGCGGAGGCATTCCTAGCGTGTTCTAGTAGACAAATAGTTTTACCTTGTCCTGGCCTTGCAGCAAATAAAATAACATTGCCTTTAAGCCATCCACCTGTAATATCATCTAACTTAGGATAACCTGTAGGAACTCCTGCAGTTTGCCCATTAGTCATTACATCTCCTAAGTTATTTAAGGCATCTACTAAGGCAGACTTCATATCTACAATCTCCTTATCATCATCCTTAAACATCTCTTGATTAGTAATGGAGTTTACCTTATCTACTAGAGAAAAGTAATCTGATCCGTTAGCTAAATCATTAGTGATTTGTCTTGATAAGTCCATTAAATCTCTTTTACCCTTCAATTCAGCTAGGTAAATAAGCAATTCATTGGTACTTGTAGATGAATGAGAAGTTGCAGATGCTAATAAAGTAGCCCAATCATTATTTCCGCTTGATTTAAGCCTCAATACTACATCAGTTAAGGTATAGTTACCCTTTTCAGAAAATAGCTCAGCACAAGCAAGAAATACATTCCTTGTTTGTTCGAAATGAAATATGTTTGGTTTGATTATTTTTTGCACTTGCTTAAATGCAGAAGGATTAGAAGTGATTAGTGATATAACTTCCTTTTCCGCATCTAAATCGGTAAATGATATTTTCTCTTTAGCTTTCATAGTTGTAACTCTTAATTTTAATCGAATCTAAATACTATATTCTTTTTAGCTTCTTGGGCTTTTGGTAAGTACATTTCATCCTCCCAAGTTCTTTGATTTAAGTAAGTAAAGGGGTCTTTCCTAAACTTAACATCTGGAGTTGCCTTTAAATAGTGTGGAAGGGTTGCAAATATAGCATCTATTTCTTTCCAAGTAAGCTTTAAGAATCTAGGTTTTGCTTTAATTTGACCTGTTTTCTTATTGTATGTATTCCAAAACTCTAAGAATTTAGCTTCTTTCTTCTCTACATCTTCTAGGATGTCTTGAGAATTAACCATTGGAATACTTAATGGCTCTAATTCTTTAGTCTTAGTGTATAGAATTTCTAAACCAGGAGTTGCTGTAAGCTTAGTTTGATTCAATGAAGCTAATAATTCTTCATCCCTGATCACTAAATTCATATTAGATAGAACTTCTTGAAAGAAATCTCCTAATCCTAACATCTTATTTCTCATCTCATTAAAGCATATACTGTTAAACCACCAATTACACCACCTAGCACTAAACCTATGATTAAAGCTGAAACTACAGCATATTCAACAAATTTAAGTGCTTTCTTAATGTCTTCACGCATTTCATTTTCCATTGTATTGTTTTTTTAGTTTACCAACCGCTAATTTCTGCTATCAGGTCTATCTTTTTTTGTTGTTTAGCTAGTTCTATAAAATTATCTATACAAGCATTCTCTGCTTGTTCGTAGGTATTAAAGTATGTTCCGACATCTATGAAGTCATTAGTATAAACTCTATAAATAATAACAGTCCACTTTATTTCTGAGTCTTTTGTGATAGGAAATACCTCATCTTTAGGCATTCTGATATAATCAACATCGTACCCATACTCCTCCCTAAACCATCTAAAAACTTGTTGTTTAAGTGGAGCTTTATCATAGTAATGTGAATTAAACTGCACTCCTGCATTTATTAAATATGCTATGTAAAGCGTATTATCTTCTTTATCATAGCCAGCCATACACTCTTCATTAAACCCTAATTCCTTCAAGGCTAATGCTTGCTCGTATGTTACAAATTCTTTTTCCATATTAATATTCTTTTACATTTATAAGAATTTTGTCAGCATATATTGTTGATTTTCTGCCATCATAATATACTACAACTGTTTTTTCATTAATCATAGTAGCAGAATCGCATCTCATTTCAGTGCTATATAAGTCCCACCCACTTCCAGTAGCAGTGTATACTACTGTTGAATATTTACCTTTATCTGGCTTACAAGAAGTAATAAAGCATAAAAAAAGTGCTATTATTATTTTAATCTTCATCTTTCCTATATTATTTATGTGAGCTTTTGTAAAAAGTAAAAACATCAGAACATTTACGCAAATCAGTTACAATATGATGCTCTATACCATTAATTTTAAATACAGTTAAGTAACAATATTGCGTATCATTGTTGGATATTCTTCCAGCATTTATAACATCTTTTACGCATTCTAAAACAGTAATATCAGATATATCTGTTTTGTTCTTAATTATAATTTTACTCATTATCTCTTTTCTAAAGTTGCAATTACATTACTAAATCCATCTTCACTCAATAATTCCCTTTGGAGCTCTCCTGTCTGGATTCCTTGCTTGAAGTCTTCTACAGCTTCAGTAGCATTTTCTACTTTGTCATCAATAGTGAATAACAATCTTAATTCATATTTTATAAATGCCATTATTTTATGATTTTTTTAATTGTAGTTGTAGAAGTTTTGATTGGAGGATAGAAGTCAGCTAATTCGCCTGTCTCCTCATCAACTGTAGTAGTTTTAGACTTAATTGACTTACAAAAAGCTTCAATACCCTTTTGTTTCTCTTTAAGCTTATCAATCTGATCCTGAATAGTTGTCCAAGATTCAGTCTGAGAATAATCATATTTGATTCCGCCTTCCATTTCTGAAAACTCAATACCAAATGCAGTCATCTTACTGCCACTGTATTTACGAATATCAGTTAATAAGTGATCCTTAAATTTCTTCTCAACCTCATTTAATAAAAGTTGAAACTTTGCTAATTCAGCAGAAAATTTAGTGACATCAATAAAGTCTACCCTTTCTGCTATCTTTTTAGCCACTTCTGCAATTTCTTTTTTGTCTGCTTCAAGAATATTGCCATCTTCGAAATTAACTATGCTATTTGTCATTATACCAATCTTTAAATTTTTTAATTCTTATGTAAGCTGATCTTTCTTCAGCACCTGTATTATTTAATAATCTCTGTTTCCAAAGTTCCAATGTAAAATGAGAGTTGTGCATTATATGATTATCAAAGCATCTTACATCAATTAAAGGTTCTTTAGTTGTCAAAAACTCATTTACCCATTGAATAGCCATTAAATAATTATTGGACTTTTCTTTTTTTGGGAGTGACATTTCTTAAAACGATGTAACCATTAATATTTAAAACTATTTTGATTTTAGTATTACATCCAGCGCATCGATAAATCACTGAATTTTCTGCAAGACTAGCATCATAATAATCCCATAATTCCTGCACTGTATGATTGTGTCCACAAGTGGGACATTCTGTTCTATCTGATTTTATTAGATTTCTTGCCATTTTGTGTTTTAAAAAGTTTAGCGTATGATTCTTTAAGCATCTTATTTTGGTGCTCAAATACTTCTTGAATAGTATATCCAAGCTCATTTCTTTTGTTAATTTGGCTATCTAGGATAGTACCATCTGGATGTATGATTTGAATGTGTGTCATTATTTTACATTTAGATTGTATTTGTTCTTAAAATAGTCTCTTATTACTCCATTGGGAGAGAATTTTCTGAAGTCATCAGGATAGATATCATTAATCATAAATTCTAAAAGGATGAAAACATGATCCCAATACATATTAGATCGCATTCTTTCTTCTTCGCTCATTTTTAATGATGTTTATTTCTTCCTCTACTTGCTCGTCATTGATTCTTTTATACACATGGCTATGAACTATAGCCTGAGTATATTTTCGTGCTCTAAAAGGAATCTTTCCTTTTTCATTTAACCTATCTGCTACATCTTGGTAAAACTCGGTTAATGTTTCACCCCTATTTAAACTAATATCAATCATACAAGTATAAATTCAGTTATGTTAGATATTGGAATCAGCATCTCCTGGACCAATTTAGGAAGCCTCTCCTTCTTTTTAGTAACAGGATTCTCCTCAATAATCATTATAGAATGATTAATAAATGGTTTTGGATGTTTGATTCTTAAACAAATTAATGAATCTGTATGCCCTAAAACTACAGCTTCAATGCTTTCTAAACCTTTACCTAACTTGTAGGTAATTAAGGCTCTCCTATTTAGATTCTTTTGAACTACTCTTAGGAGAAAATTAGTCTCTCTTTTCATTAAAATGGAGGCTCATCAAAAGTGTCTTCAGATACTAATTCTTGACCTTTAGGAACTTCAGGTAGCTCACCAAACTTAGCGTTGAATTCAGGAGTTTTAGTAATCTTAGCTGCTAACCATTCAGGTAAAGTCATAAATAATTCTTGATCCCAATCAGAATATGATAAAATTCTTGTAGGATTAACTTGTTCTGGGCATTGCAAACCTTTAGGAATTGGAGATATACTTGAAATGTTAGCATAAGTCTTAGTTCCATCTGCTGATTTGTTGTGAGTAACATTTAGCATACAAGCTTTACCTACCAATCTGGTAATATCAAAGCTTTCAGCTTCAGCCTCAGTAAATTTAGCTCCTCTCCATGCTTCTAAATCCTTTCTAAGCGTAGCTTTTTCATGGAATGATAAATTATACTCCTTAGAGATAACAAAAGGTCTCTCGTCCTCTCCTTCACGAAATACAGCAGTTTCTAAAGGTAATTCAAAGTCTACAATCACTTTGTGACCTACTTTCTTTTCACCTTTGTATTCTGTTTCTTCCGTACCTACTTCAATCATTCCGTAGCATCTAGCTACATGAGAGCCTGCAGGTGTAACTTGTTTTGGATAATTTGATCCACTTGATTTTGCGATAATTGCCATAATAATTATTGTTTACTTATTTATTTAATTTCTTCTAAAATATACTTTGCTTTATAATGACCTTTCATTTTAATTTCAAAAACAAATACTTCATCCACTTCATCTTCTTGATCTTTTAAAGAAGCAATTGCTTTATCAATGGTCTTTTCAGGATAAATTTCTTCGTGATCTTCAAGAATTGAATATGAAGTAGCAACATAATAAATAATATCCTTTGGATCTACAGCAGGAATTACTGTTTTTTTAGGTCTTCCCATAATAATTATTGTTTAAGAAAATGTAAATTCAAAAGTGTTATCTGGGTGGGTTAATGTAACCATACCACTAGGATTAATTCGGTTTTTGTAGCCTGCCCCAATAAATTTTACAATAACGTGAGACTTATAATCTCCCTGGGCAGTAGTAGGTTGATTCTTCCAGATAGACATAATCCATAAGTCATCTTTAGTAATTCCTACACGCTCTAATTCTTGATTAAATAACTCTATTTTTTCATCCATAATATTTTTGTTTTGTGTGATACAAATGTAGTATGTAAATTATTGTTTACAATAATATTTAAAAATATTTTCAATAAATAATGAAATTTAGAATCATTCTAAACAATTTTCCTCAAAATAGCTTTCATTATAGTGATTATAAGCGTGACAATCTTTATAACCCTTATCATAGGCTTCTTCAAGAGCTTCTTGTTCTAAATTAAGATAGTGCTCCTCTGATTTTACTTTGCCATCATCTAAATCCTCTAAATACTGTCTAAATGCTGCTTTCATTTGTATAAGGGTTTTTAGTTGTTATTTGATTTGCAAGCCAATAACTAGATGCAATAGGCATACTTGATATTTTATAAGAAGCATTTTGTTTTCCTAAATAATGGCCAATACTCCAATCATTATTATGGTTACTTTTGCCCCATACTATATCACCTACGCTTGGCAATTCTTCTGGCCTTTCTTGAGTAAATCCTTCAATTGTATATGCTTTAAATGATAATGTAGGTATATGATTAGGGAATATTTTTCCTTCAACATCATAGTTATCTTCTTCACCATTGTCAAATTCTACATATATAGGATAATCCATCCATCCATTTAATTGATTTACAGTTCCCCATCCGTGATGTATACAAAATACCCTGTCTCCAACTCTAATATCTAAAAGTGCCATCCTCTTTTCTTTTTATTGTGATCTTCTTTCTTTAATTCAGCTAATTCAATTTCTAATAAATCAATAGCCTTATTTAATTTTTTATTTTCAAATTCAACTAATGCCTTTTCTTTAATTACTGTATTAATATTTTCTTTTTGTCTATCAATTTGGGCTAATAATTTATCAATTCTATCGCTATATGAATTAGCAACTCCTTGAAAATCTAATCCTGTTCTTTTAAACTCATCATTCATAGCCTTAATTTCATCTTCTTGAGACATTATAACCCTATTAAGATTATAAATAATTCTATTTTTAGTCTCATGTGATGCTTCAATATTACCTAATTCAGGATAATTCCCAGAAGAAAGCACCTTCTTTAGCTTTTCCAGGTACAATGTAAAGTCCATTGCTTCCTGTTTAGCGTGTTCTATCCAATCTTCTATAGATAAATCCTCTCTATCAAGAGTAACACCATATTTTTTCTCACCAAATTCAGCTCTAATCTGATATTGCTGAATAATTTCACTAACTATCGAGTCCATTATTGATATTTGTTTTTAAGTCTATATTATATTCTAAAAGTAAATCATTGATCCGTTTATTAAGCTCATGCTTCTTATCGTATGGCATTTCATCCAGGAATAAACCAATTTTAAAGAAGAAGTGCATAACATTAGCAGCATTTACAAATTGCTCCAATACATTACCCATATCAACACCATCGGTATTTTTATTGGTAAAAACGTGATCAACTGATTTTTCTAATTCTTGCTTTAACTGGTTTGTTAAAAGCTTAACCTTCCTAACATTGTAGGAACTGTGTACCCATTTCTCATCAACAAAGTCAGTCATGAAGTTGCATAGGGCATAATAAGTCAGATAATTGTGTGATTGCTCTTTTGTCATCATAGTTGTTAAAAATTAAATTAAAAAAAAATGCTGTCTTTCCAGCTGTCGATATTTTTTACGCTTCCTAGAGTTATTTCTTAACCCTGTTCGACTCGTAGCGTATGAGTTTGGCAACCATAGATGTAACCTTGCCAACACTTCTATTGTTACATTTGGTACGGTAGTCAGGACAGGATTCGAACCTGCATAAATCGTTAGATTAAAATGGTTACTTCTTTATTACGATTCCTAGGTAGAGTAAATTAACCTCCTTGTGCGTTTACCATTCCGCCACCTGACTATTTTTACTTGTGGCCTTGCAGTGGCAAACCGTGTACCGAGGGTTATACGACTAAGAACCTCAATGCCCATATTTACAGTCGTATATTTAAACAAGTAAATTCTTTAATATTATAAAAACTTCAATTCAAATTCTACTCTAGGATTTAATTTGTCTACTCCTTTCCTAACATGGAGCAAAAGACAACGATTGTCATTCTTAAAGGCTTTTACTTTCTTCTGAAGTGTGTCCAGGATTATCTTTAAGCTACCATCTATATCACTTCTATTACTCTGAAAGTAAACATCCATATACAATTCAAAAAACCCTTCATGGTTTAAATCTCTATATTGCACACATTGTAAGTAAAATGATTCCTCATAATCAATTACAGCTTTCTTCTTGTACATAAAGTGTCCAGACATTCTGTAACCATTAGACTTACTTGGCACTTGGCCATAGATTATTTGTTTCATACCCAAAAATAAAATTTCCAAAAAGTGATAAATTTAGAAAATAGGAAAAAAAATTTTTCAAATTTTACTGCACTACACCTTTATTAATCACTGTTTTTAACCCTTATCTTCAGCCAATAAAACGGCTATAAAGTCTTTGAAAATTTGTGGCCAATGTTTTCCATATCTATTCTCAACTTGATTCTTTAAATGAATCGGAATTCTGAAGGAAACTGTGGTCGAAGGAGCTAGTTTTGGCCTCCCAGCTTTTCTCTTATTTTCTACTGTTTTTATTCTTGGCATTTTGTTGTCATTTTGATAGGACAAATGTAAACATTTATTATTCATAGTTGCAAACATTTATTCGTTATTTTTAAAAAGATTTTCAAAGATTGCGTTTAAGAGCTGTGTACCAAACAAAAATAAAAGTTCCCACCAAGGCGATCACAAAAATCACCAGACTGAAACCGATTAGCTCCAAATTTCGGCCAGGACTATCAGCTTTTTTGGCTCTCGGGAGTTCAGCCACTTTTTGCCCAATTCCGTGAGAATTCTGAGTTGCTATTTTCTGCTTATTTAGAAACATTCTAAATAGTGATTTTGGTCCTGGACTTGTTTTGTATGCTTTCATATTAATCTAAATTTTGCACTCTAATGGGGTTTATTTTACTTGTAAGCGTTTAAAATGTTTCTAACGTGTACTTTATTAGGTTAGTCTATTTTAGGGCCTTAAATTCAAGGTATTGAAGCCTAGTTAATATCTTGCAACTGGTCCAGGGTTTAACCTGGTTTAATTGGTTTGTCCTGGGCTGTTTCCTTTGATCCTGCAAGGTTTAAACCTGGGCAGCAATAGGAATACCCCAGAAACGTAAAAAGCCCTAAACAGGGCCTAAATAAATAAAGCCCTAAAAGGGCCTTAAATTGTGGGGTTTATTGGTGTACCCCTATTTAAAACACAAAAGGCCCTTAAATAGGGCCTAATGTATACTAGCTAAAAGTGTCTATATATTTTGTTAATGTTCGATTAACGTTAAAAAAGGTCAATTCGATCCTTTTCCCTGTATTCCTGAATTCCACAGGTAAGCAAGCTAAAAAGCTTTCTTTTATTTCTGTTAGGGATTTATATCCAAAATAGCGGTTTTTGTCTATTATTTCCCCTTTGTGCCTACAAATTACTATAATTTGATCTCTGGGCCTTACTGTGAAACGCTGCATTTATTCGAAATTATCTAATGTAATGGGCATAATTACGGCCTGGGCTTCGCTTTCTCTAAAATTGGCCTTTATTGCCTTACCTGGGCCGTAAAAAGTTAGTTTAATATCTTTCTTTCCCATGGCAGAATATAAAGCCCCTAATTTATCGGGATTAATAGAAACGCTTTCTAAACTTTCCGTTTGTGCTTCGCTTGTGTGCAGGACCTGGTCACAATTAGGAAAACGGCTGTACAATTTCTCGAAATCGCTAGATTTATGAACCTGTAAAAATCCCAGGCTTTTTTTGTTGTCGAATATTTCAATTAGATCGCATTCAGGCTTGAATTTAAAAATACAGCCTTTATCTACTTTTGCATCTTTCCAGTTTTGAGCACTGAAATACATTTCATCTCCAAAATGGGCTGTGAGTTCGTCAAATAATGGCCTCGGTATTACCTCGGAAAAAGGTACTTTTATCAATATTATTGCATCTGTAGCGTAAAAATTGCCGTTTAATAGTCTAATGTATTCCATTTGTGGGCGAAATGGCTCGTTTTTGCTGCATACTAAATTTAAGGCTTTCATAATGTTTTTGTGTGTTAAGTGTGATAAAATAAAGGTTTGTTAAAATGTTAATTTGCGTATTCTTGTAAGTAATATTTGAATAATTCTAAAAAGGTGAAATTTTTGCCGTACTGGGTGCACTGGGTTTGAGTTAATCCCCCAGGTATATTTATACAGTTATCAGAAGCGGCCCAGATATCAAAATCCTCCTTTGCGTTAATTGCGTTTTCAATAAAATTATAATCTAATTCCTCGTTTACAAATTCATATAAACCAAAGTATGCTAATTGTGAAATGTTTGTAGCATCTCCCAGCTCGTAACCTGTGAAGCTTGTAAGGCTTAACGCTTCGGCAATTTCGAAGCAATCTTGATAATATATAACTTGATTGTCCAGGTCAGCCGCAATATGATCACTTATATAATCGGCTCTCTCTAAATCATTGTCTAAAATAGCCTGCAATAAAAGGTCTTGTAAGTCCTCAATGTATCCGTATTTATTGAAATTGTTCATAGCTGTAATTTTTAAAAGTTTAAAGAAAG